CTTGACCAATTCACGTCTGTCACCCCATGCGGCCAAGGATGACGTGTCAGGGCAGCGGGCATGTGGCCACTTGGCGTCAGTTCGCTCAAGAGCGGCATGTGGATCTCGCCCCTCAGGATGGCGGGCATGTAGCGTGCCCTGAATTGGGAGTACAGCCTGGCCTCTGACTCGCTCAGCCTGTGGACGGGCTTGTCGTTGCCGCCGTACCACATGAAGAGGTTTGCGACGTAGGCTGGGTCATGGGCTGTGCGCGGCGGACAAGGATCATTCCTTCCACAGTCGGAGCAGCACGCCTCAGAATCACTGTAGAAAGATGAGGCTGAGTCGACATACGGGATGGATGTTTCCCCTTCTGACTCAGGTGAGCGTGTTTCATCCCGTCGCATGGTGGCACCTGGTTCGGCCAGGTCGAGGTCGAGATTCTCTGCCAACTGTCTCGCGCGTACCGTTTCTCGCTCATCGAGAGTCTGGGTGGCGGCATGGAAGACATAGATGCGACCTGCATTGTTGAGCTTGAGGATGTACCCAGGCGTGATCTCCAGCATGTCGGCGGCCATCGAGGCCATGCTGTCCCAGCGGTCACTCCTGAGTTCCCCGTTCACCATTGGCCGGGTCCAATGCTTGCAAATGTCGCACGTTTCTTCGGGACGGCTGGAACGCCACCGGGGGTCGCAGTGGCAAGCCCAATACTCCATGTTGTGGGACCACTCGACATGATCCTCATAGAGCCAGCCCCATTCCCTCGGGTTGAACGGCCTCACATCGTCCCCGTTGGTGTACTCACCGTTGTTGCCATTGAGTTGGCTGCGGACCACAGGCTGTGCACGGGTGAACCCGCCACTTCTCTCAGACAACTTCTGTTTGGAGCGGAGAGCGGGCTCAGAGTGGGACAATTTCTCGCCGGCATCGTTCATGTACACCACTTCGTCCCCTGGTAGCCACCCATTGGGAACGCCATTGCGCCGCCTGGCGCGCAAGGAACGGTCAGACTCTCCTCGCTGACGTTGTTCCCACTCACGGGCGACGGTTCTCGCTTCAGAGTCTGTGGCGCGGCGTTTTCGCGGGCCCAGTCCTCCGGCCTCCTTCTCATCTTCCCAGGATTGGTTGGTCATGGTGATCTTGAAGTCCCTGGCTGTCCCACGGTTCTTCAAGCCTCTCCTCTTCTTGGCCATTCCCGCAGAGATGATGTTCTGGAGGGCTTTCTCATCAAGGTGTGCCATCTGGCGCGGCATGAGACCACGGGCCCGCTCCGCGAGAACCCTGCGTGCAACAGCAGCAGAGTCGGCTGTGGCCCAGAAACCAGAAAAGGGGTCCGCATCGACGGCCGCCTGATAGGCTGCTTCCTTCTTGGCAATGGCATCGGCCCCGAGCTTCTGCTCTCGGGCGAGCTCAAGGTCGCGCTTGGCGGTCATGCAGGCGGCATCGTAGCGGCGTTTGGCATTCACCATACAATGGGCGTCGTGTCGGTTGGCCATGGCTATCAGAATGCCCTTAGGGCCCATCACCAGGTTCTGATCGGCCAAGGCACGGTGCAGATCATCTTTCTCCCCGCCCAGATCTTTCTGCTCGGCGAGGTAGACGAACTGTTCAAACCCGGTTGGATCCTCCTTGTCCATGCCCCGCTTGATGAGTGTCTCGTAAAACTTGTTTCGAACGTCCTCTCGTTTCGCCTTCTCAATGGCTGCGCCATCACGGAGACGTTCGATCAGTGTTTGCTCACCGGGCTCACATACGGCGAGCCAATGGCGGGCAAGGTTGCCCAGTTTGCCGTTCAACGGCGCCATCGAAGACTTCTCCCTTGTAGCCAACGACGCGATGTACTGGGATGGTTCCAATGGGCCAGCCTTCTTGGGCGCAGGCTCGGGTTTGGGCTTACCCGGGCCTTTCTTGCTCCCGTCTTTGGCATCCTCCTTGCCGGCTGCTGGAACGTTTTGCGTGTTATCGTGCACGTCACGAGGCTTCTCAACGTGGGCCTTTTTTCCACGTGGCGCGGGCGGGCGGCTGCCCGGGTTCTTAGTCTGAGGACCGGCTTTACCGTCAGACTTTGTGGCGGATTGACTTGTTGTGGTAGGAAGACAACAAAACGCTCTTTCGAGGCTTTTTCTCACTAAGCAGACCGCGGCGACTTGTCAAGGTCGGCGCGGGATCTTGGTTCACGCATGCTAGGCGCTCTGTCCA